GATTGCGGGTGAGCCTTCGGCTGCACCGCAAAGAGCGAGGGCTGCAGGCTTAGCGTTAGCCTTTGCCTGGTCTACGTCGTAACCAGTAGCAGCACCGTTGCCCTTATTGAGGTCATCAAGTCCATCGAATTTGCCGATGTACTTATTCGCAACAGCAAGTGTGCCACCTCCACCTGCTTGGCCAAAGCCAGAAGCTGTAGTGTCTGTGGTTGGCATGTGGTTAGTCATGATTACCTGGAAGCCTTCAAGCTCACCAATGATTCTCTTATTCAGATCGCCGGTATTGCTTGAAAGAGCAGGGTCATAAATGTTTCCTGCCGATCCGTCGGCTCCACTGGTTCCAAACGATGCTGCTTCGTGACGAAGGATTGATCGAATATATGGGGAGACGAATAAGAAGCGGTTGCTTTCTGGTACGTCATCCTCATCCATTTTCTGGGCAAGCTCTGCGACGTCGTCGCGGAATCGGCCAGATCCAGTCGTGGAGTTTGGATAGGCTATAGTAATATTTGCTTCAGCAGCTGCATCTGAAACGGCATCGTCCCGAAGCACTTGGTTACCGCCGTTGTGAACGTCAGCAAGAAGTGCATGCCGAGCGGCTTTGACGCCGATGACGGCTAGTTTCTTATCCAGGTCAATTGCGAGAGATCGACCAAGTCGAGCTGCGAATGGTGAAAGAACGTCGAAGTGTGAGATTGAAAGATCTCGGAAGGGGACGTCAACGTGCGAGACCAAGATCTCATCAACGGTGACGATCTTCTCAGTCATCTTGATATCTCCACCGACCATTTCGTAACCAGGATCGTGGTAGACCGAAGGGGGTTCTTGGCCAATGATGGGCCAGCTAGCTGAATTACCTTGGCCGGTCAGAATTTTCTGGGCCATGATGTTGCCAGTGTTGTCGTAGAACGCGGTCTTTGCGGTGAAGGCCTCGTATACCATGCCACTGAACACCTTCAGGGCCATGTCGAGATCTGTCGCCGATCCGGCGTTGTTGGCATCTTTTAAAAATCTTGTTGGATTAGAAGTAGTCATTGTTGTGTGTTCCGTAAATTGGGTTCGTGTTCGCTAGTAACGCACACCTTTCCCTACTCGCCGGAGGTGTCCTGGGCCGCATCGCGGGTATCCAGGGCTCGCTTAGATTCGGATTGGGTGGTTGCCCCCGCTCTCTTGCGGCGGCGTGTGGGTGCAGGTTTTAGATCCTCCAGCTCCTTCTTCAGGATGGCGATCTCTTCTGCTTGGTTCTTTTCTTTTTCTTTAGGCGAGGTGTAACCATCGATTTTTTTGATAGCTAAATCCAGTGCCACTCGCTCATCTTGTCCATCTGCTGTTGCAACAACTTCCTTGCCGACCCAGATCGTGGCGTGTGCTCTCGACTGTTGGCTGTAAAAATTGCATGTGGCACCGATTGCTTCGAGCTTTTTGCTTTGTTCTCGTGTTATTACTTGTCCCATGATTTATCCTTCCACACCTTCGAGGAGGTGTTGGGGTGTTCTTGCGATCTTGGCCTTGGTAACTTCATCAATAAAGCCCTGGCCTTTCAGCTGTGCAAACGCCGCTCGAACTTCTTGCGTTGTCTTGAATCCTTCAGCCGACACGTTTGATGGTGCCTGAGCAGCAGTGAGTGGCTTGCTCATTGATGTCCCAGTTTCAGCCTGGTAGTCGTACATCATCTCTTTGATTGCGCCTTTGTACGCGTTACGGTCAGCCAGTCTTTCGTTCAGGTTTTCTTGCTGCGCCTCGTTGTAGTGAGTGCCAGCAAATCGATACAGGTTGGCAAAGGCTTCATCGCCTCCAGCCATTTCGATAGCATCTTGCTTCATTGTGACCTGGACCTGCTGCTCATTTGCAGCGACGGCGAACTGGCCTTGGACAAATGTGTCCACAACCTGGCGTTGCCAGCCAAGGCCGGCCAGCTTGTCGTACATGTCTTCAGTAAGTTTGCCCTGAGACTGCCACTCCTTGGCAATGTCATTCCCCTCGATCCCTGCTGCCTCAAGCACCTCAGTCACGCTGCCCTGGAACGGGCCGTGCTGAATCTGCATCTCTGTTTCTTGGGGAGCTTGTTCACCTGAAGTAGGATCAGACTGCTTTTGAGAGATCATCTTCTGGGCTTCGAGGTATGCTTGCTCGAGTTCCTTCACGTCCTTGTATTTACCCGCCAAAAGATTTTCAGCCTGGGCTTCTGCTTGCTTCTCGGCCGATTCCTCAGCCGTTGGCATTTGAAATTCAGCTGTCTTTCCAGGGGTCACGACGTCAACGTGTGCGTCGCCTTCAAGATCACCTTGCGGTTCGATCGTTGGCATCTCATCACTCATTCTTGTACCTCAGCTTCCATACGGGCCTGTTCAGCGTTACCGACGACATCAACGGCTTTGGCCCCTGCCTGTTGTGCCATCATCATTTCCATTTGTTGCTGCTTCTCGGCAGCGATTTGCTCCGGACTCTTGAGCAGACCTGGTTCAAAGACGCCGGCCTGACGCATCAAGAGGTCTATCAAGACATCCTGGTTTACTTTGCTCATTGCCTCGGGGCCCATTCCGCTCATGATTTGGAGGACCTGGAGCAGTCGGCCGCCTTCAGCTTCCCTAGACAGAGCGGATACGCCTGTGAGTGTCTCGATCTGGACAGTTTCATCAGGGAGTGCTGGCATTTTGCGGTCGCGTTTCATCTGGAACATCAATCGTTCGATCAATGGGACCTGTTGCTGGTCACTGATCTGGCTAAAGATGCCACCTAGGGCACCCTCGAGTTCCGATGCAACACGTTGAACCTGGAAGGCCGTGACTCTTTCGCCCCGAGGCGTGGCCTCAGCTTCCATCAACATGACAGTTGCCAGGTCCTTACGGATCGAGTCTCGAGTGCCGGCGGTTACCTGGAAGTCGTTCATCTTGTCGGCACGAATCATGCCAACGTCGCTTACCTGACCACCTTGGACTCTCGCCTGGATGACTGATCCGCTTGGCTTTGCCAGATCTTCGGGCATCACCTGGGAATTCATGTCGAGAGCAAACAGCTGCTTGCTGGCCGTGGCCGAGAAGTCAAGCAAAGACTGTGTTAGTTCGTTGACTGAGCGGATATCGCCCAGGTTGAGCTCAACTAGGCCTCTGCCGTAGCTCTCACCAGGGGCAAGCTCGTATGTTGTGGCCATGAAAGGAGACACTGGGTCTTCGCTCTCGAGAATGATGTGGCCGTTGCATTCTTGCTGGATTACCCAGGTCTTGCTCATCGGATTCCACTCGCACTGGGTGTACATGTCTTCCAGGCGATCAGTAGCCGGCTTGGCTACAAGGTCAAGCTGGTTCATGTTGCACATCTCGAGCTGCTCTGGGCTCAAGCCCAGGGGATCCATCACTTCTTTGACGATGTGACAAAGTACGTCGCCGGATGAGTCACGCTTGGTTATGTACTGATCTCTGCGGAATACCTTGATCCGGTAGTCATCAGTCAGCTGCTCGAGTACGTCACCTGTTACCAGGAGTTGGCTAATTGCTGCCCGCTTTTGTGAACGGAAGCCAGTACGCCGTCGGTTTTGTGCTTTGTCGCCAACGTATGAGGCCTCGAGGGCCGCCTGGATCGCGAGCTCTTGCATGAAGAGTACTTGCTCGAACTGCTGCAGCTGCTCGGGCGCGATATCTGGGTCACCAGCTACTGCCTGACTCACCCGTAAGCTGAAAAACGGACGGCCGGGAGGGTAGAGGGCCAACAACAGACGACCCTCGAGGTTAGAAATACCTCGAGATGCCAAGCTCGAGAACGGTTCATCGAGTCTGTCGTTGCCATCCAGGTTGAATCCTTCGGGCGGAAGAACCCAGGGCTTGGTTAGGCTTGAACAAGTTCTTGCCCTATCCAAGGTGGCCCATCGCTTGGAGTCTTGTGCCTTCCAATACGACGAGATTGTGTTCACTATGTATTCATCCCCGAGCCACCGTATGGACCTTTGCCCACCGAGGAGCGAGGAATGACCAGGCTAGAAGCCGATCCACGTTTACGCTTCTCAATTTTGTTCTGCTCACGAGTCGAGTCACGTTCGTCAAACACACCTTCGTCTGGTGGGGGAGGGGGAGGTGTTGATCCTTGCCGTGATCCGCCTTTTCCGCCGCCACCCATTAGTTGAGATCCTTCATCGTTCTATATTCCTTCGGGATAAGCCGGCATTCAGACCGGAGACATGAGTACAACCCTGCGTCAACAAGGCTGCCATCTTTTAGTAAGTATCCGCTCCGAGCCACGCCTTCTTTTTTGAAGCACATGCCTTTGAGCAACCGTTCGTTTCGTTTGTAACCTTCACGGCAAATCGCCGTGACTCGCTTGACGTTTAGCACCAGGAATGCGTACTGGAATGTGTACTTGTAAAAGCTAAGGCCAACAGCCCTGGGATCGTCAATGGCCAGATGGATTTCCACGTTGAAATTTGGCGTACACCCGGTGAACACCATGCCTGCAACCAGGACTCCATCTTGATTCTCCACGCCTACGGCTTGGAAGTCTTGGAATCCTTCTGGACCGTGCGTTCTAGGCCAGACCCAGTCGGCAACCCTGATCGGGTCATCCGTGACGAGCATTGTCTGCCAGGATTTTGAGTTCTTGTGCCACTTGGTGCCGGCCACATTCGACTAGCTTGAGGTGGATTTGATCTTCATTAGTTGGACCTTCGATTGTCGGCGGTGGATTGAGCTTTGCGAGCTGATCAACCAGCTCGAACACGTCATTTGGTAAGGCCTGGGGTAGTCCATTCATTTGTATCCTCGTCTTTCCAGCTCTTTGATCAGCTTCCTGGGGGAGGTAATTGTCCTCGAGAACGGGGCCAGCCCTGCATGCTCAAGCACTTGGATGGTGGTACCGATGCAGTCATCCTGGTAACGGTAGAGGCCGAGTGAAAAAAATTTCAGTCCAATCTTCCATAGCGACGGTGGTCCTTGCCCTTCAAACCTCCCGAGATCTGTCCGGCCGTAGTTGCACTTCACAGCCTTCCATTGTTTGGCTCTGGCCAGGTGGCGGTATGGAATGAGAGGTATGTAATGCGTACCGTTAGTGACTGTCATGTCCATAACAGCGTTGTCATCAGCTACGACAACGTGAGAATAACGACAGCGAGTGACCAGTCGGATTGATCTCGAGAGCTTAGTCTCGGAGTTAGTAAAGAAGATGGTGATTCGCTGCCGTCTTCTCTTCATTATCTTCGTATTACGAGAAGAAATAGGTGGACTCCATAACTTCGTTGAGGTCAAGGTGGCCCATTGCAGGGGGATCTTGTATCTCAGCCTCTGGCCTGCTCTTCCTCCATCGTTTCACCAGGTCGTCAAGGATAGGCTCTTCATGTAGTGCCACGAACTCAGCGCGGATGATCTCGTGGGCCTCGTCGATGTCATTGGCGTGCGTCCAGATCGAGTCATGAACACAGCCGAAGGCAATGTGCTGCCGCTCGAAAGCAGTAGCACACCGCAGCAGGTGGCTGGCGTCGAGCGAGTGAATGAAGTTGGCAACGATCCCTTGAATCTGCTTTGCCGTGTGCACATCGGCCGTCTCGATCCTGTATGCCAGGGTGATACGTTGAAGACATGTCTTGACTTCACACTTTCCCCATTGCCGATACGGTTGGACAACGTGGAATCCCAATGGAGTAATCCAGTCCAAGCTCTGCCCAGGTGAATCCTTGACCAGTGCTCGAGCTGTCTCAACCAGCCAGTTGAACAAGTCATTGGCTCCGCCCAGGCGGTCGGCAAGTGAATCAAGAATGAGTTGGCTAAGGTATTTAGAGGCAGGATAGATCTGCTCTCTCGGCATCTTCATCTTCTTAAGTTCATCCTTAACCTGGTCACGAGCGCCCACCTTGGTGCAGTTGTAAGTCTTCGTCATGACCGGCCGCTTGCAAATGTTCCGGCGGTTCTTTTCATTCTGCATCAGTGGCCCAACAGTCAACGCCGTGGGTATGCCACGCTCAGTGTCCTGGTCCAGGCGGACTTTCACAGCGTCGGCCACTTCTAGGTACCCGTCTTCAGGTCGTTCGTCTTTGGTTGACGGCAGAAGATTGACCAGCTTGCCAGCTTTGCGACACCGTGCCAGGGCAGCCATGTGCTGCAAGCCGTTGAGACTACCGTCTTCTTGCACTGGCATGCGTTCTCCGATCTCATCAAAGCTCAACGCCATGCAGGTTGCCAGGAACTGTAGGGGTTCATCGGCCTCCATCCATCCTTGATCATGGAAGGGATGCCTTGCCCAACTTTCAAACTGCTCGAGCTTGCTTAGGCTCCACTCAACGCGGTCATTGAGGGAGGCCTTGTCGAAGCCAAACATATTCGCAGCCTGCATGGCGTTGAAATTGCT